AAAAACCTAATGAATGAAGACAATAAAAAAAAACTAAATAATAAAAGTGGCAAAGGGAAAAATAAAAAGCCAAAGCTGACTCTTAAACAGCAAAAATTTATTGTTGAGTATGTGAAATCGGGGAACATGACTAAAGCAGCGGAAAAGGCTGGGTATTCAAAAAAAATGGCATATTCAATAGGACAAGAGAACACGAAGAAACTCGAAGAAGAGATTCGGGCCTATACAGAAAGCCGAATGAACAAGAAAATTGCAAGCGCTGACGAGGTCTTAGAGTTCCTGACAAAAGTAATGCGAGGTAAAATCAAAGAAGAGCAAATTGTGGTTGAGGGAATAGGACGAGGATTTTCTGAAGCACGAATTGTTGAAAAGCATCCAACAGCAACAGATAGATTGCGAGCAGCTAAAGAACTAGCCAAACGCTATTGTTTGAACCCAGACACGATCAATATTAAAGCACAAGGCACAATCGAAGATTTAAAACCATTAAGCCAATTATTGTTATACAACGACGATGAAATTGATCCAGGAGATATAAGCGATGATGACGCAAATGATTCCTAACCAATTGTCCCTGCAATATCAGCCACGCCAAACAACAATCAAATGGAAACCATTTTCTAAAAAATGGAAAGATTATATTCACAAAGGTTTTAAATCAAAAATGAGTGTTGCTGAGGGCTCTATTAGGAGTGGAAAAACAATTGCTAATTGTATAATTGCTTGTGATTTTTTAGAGAGATGCCCCGACAAACTGCATTTAGCAACAGGCTCGACAATTGCTAACGCAAAATTAAACATTGGAGACTCTAACGGTTATGGCCTAGAGCACTTATTTAGAGGCAGATGCAGGTGGGGGAAGTACAAAGATAATGAAGCATTGTATATTAACACCTTAACGGGAGAGAAGATACTTATATTTGCTGGTGGTGGCAAAGCAGACAGCTACAAAAAAATACTAGGTAATTCATATGGCCTATGGATCGCCACCGAAATAAACTTGCATTTTGATAGCGATGATTCAAGGATTAGTTTTATCAAGACAGCACTGGGCAGGCAACTAGCATCAATCGAAAGCAAAATATTATGGGACTTTAACCCTTGTGCGCCTACTCACCCTATATATTCTAATTACGTAGATAAATACAAAATAATAAATTATTTAGGAGGGTATAATTATCAGCACTTTACATTGATGGACAATTTGTCTATCACACCCGAGCGTTTAGAAGAAATTATGCAAACGTATGAAGTTGGATCGCTTTGGTATCGGAGAGATATTCTTGGTGAGCGTTGTATTGCTCAAGGACTGTGTTATGAATATTTTGCTAATAACACAAAAGAATTTATTGTTAAAGATGACTACAAAAAGAATGAAATTATAAAAATAACTGTTGGTGTTGACTTTGGTGGTAGCCTTTCAGCAACAACGTTCGTCGCATCAGGAATAACAAAAAACTACGAAGAGGTTGTTATCTTGTATGCTAAAAGAATAACAAGAGAATTAAACCCAATTGCCCTTGAAAGCGAGTTTATACAATTTTGTCATGAAGTTTATGACGGGTATAAGTTGTTTTTTATAACACGCTGTGACAGCGCAGAGCAAATACTTATCCGTGGGTTAAGGACAGCGCAAATAGCAAACGCGCTTGCAACTACAATATTAAACGCAATTAAATCATCAATCATTAATAGGATTAGATTTTTTAACCGCTTGATTAGTTCCAAACGCGTGAAAATATGTGAAAGATGCAAGGATGTTATGGTTGATGCGTTGTCAAACGCAAGCTGGGATCCAAACAAACCAGATGAAAGACTTGACATTGTAGGGTTCAAAAACCCCGTTGATGTGTTGGACGCAATGGAATATTCGTTAGAAGAAGATATGCGGATGTTAATTGAGGTTGGTTAAAAAACAGAAAGGAAATATAAATAATGGATGTACAAGGAAGAATTAAGGCCTATGTTGGCAAATTAAATAGAAATTGTGAATCACAATCAGAATATTTGTCGTTGTGGGAAAAGTGGTATAATGGCTATGATGCTAATTTCCATAAATATACAATATATCAAAATGGGGAATATAAAACATTTTACAAAAAGCAAATGAACTTTGCGAAAAAAGCGTGCGAAGATTTAGCAAACTTACTAGCAAACGAAAAATGTGATATTATAGTGCCAAAAGAGCAAAAGGAAAAACTAGACAACATTTTAAACACTAACAATTTTTGGTATTTGCTTAACAAATATACAGAAATGGCAGCAGCATTGTCAATGTCAGCACTTGCAATATCGGTGACTGGCATCCCGATTGATAGTGCAGGAAATATGACAAGCAAAAAGGGCACCATTAAAATATCGGGAATTAATGCAAAAAACATTTATCCAATCACGATAGAAAATGGTGAGATAACCGAGTGCGCGTTTTACATTAAAAGCACAAATTATGAAGATGTTGTATATCATTTGCAAAATGATGACGGTATGTATGAAATACACACCGAAAGGCAGTTTATCGGCAAAAGCAGCACGAAAGGGGCTGAAATAACAATATTCAAAGCGAAGACAACAACGCCGTGGTACATGATGATTCAGCTTAATTTAGCAAACAATCTAGATGTTGATTCGGAGTTGCCTATTTCATTATTTGCCAATTCAATTGACACTTTAAAAGCAATCGACAATAAATACGATGCATTCGACACGGAATATACACTAGCCAAAAAGCGTATATTTGTAAGTTCGGATTTAACACAAGTAGTTCCATCAACTGATGGTAGTGGCAATGTAAAGGTGGTTAGAGTGTTTGACACCAACGACATCGTCTTCTATAATTTGCCAAGAAGCGATGACGGGAAACCATTAATTAGCACATCAAATGATGAAATACGTTACCAAGCATATATTGATGGAATTAATGAAGAACTAAACATCGCATCGGTTAAAATGGGATTCGGCAAAAACCATTATTCTTTAGGAATGGGTGGTGCTGGTGAGGGGCGTATAATGACAGCAACAGCAGTTGTTAGTATGCAATCTCAATTATTTACAACGATTAAAAAGCATGAGATCGTTTTGGAAAAAGCGTTGAGGGGCTTTGTTAAAACATTAATGCAAGTAGCAACAATGTACACACCCGATGAATTTCCAGAAATGAATGACAACGATATTAACATTAAATTTGATGATTCGGTTTTTGAAGACAAAGAAACGGAAATGGCACGCGACCGCACTAATGTAGCAGCTGGGTTGATGTCAGTTGTTGAATTTAGACAAAAATGGTATGCACAGTCGGAAGATGATGCGAAAAAATTTATCAATGAAAACTTAAAATATAGTCTTATTGAACATTATTTACCTGGGCTTGCACAAGGGGGAATATCTCCAAGCAAATATGTTGAAATTGTTTTTCCAGAAATGAATGAGGTAGAACAAAAGGAAATGGTTGATTATATCACGGCATATTTAGACAGCCTAAAGGTATCAAGTGAACCAGACAATATAGATGACGATGCTTATCAAGGCGATGGAGCGTAGTAAATGAATGATGAGATCATTAAAACCAAGAAAGAAGAATTGCAAAATGCCGTAGATAATGAAAAACTAAACGAGATATCGCAAGATGTCGGGGTTGTATATTCGACAATTGAAAACGATGTTGTTATTACTCTGAACAAGGAACTTAATAAACAAACAAAAGACTTGGAAAAATGGAAACAATATCATTTGAACCCTATCAATCAAGCCAAACTAAAAAAACAAATTGACAAAATTGTTAGTCGAGGCGAAAAGGCAGCGAGCAAAGTTGTAGAAGCCAGTAGAAACATAATCGGCGTGTATGAAAGAAGCAAAGCATCAAGCAACATCGAAAAAGGTAGTTTGCTGGTTAATACAGCAATGGACAATTACAATCGCTCTGTTGCTAAAATTGAACGCTTGGAATCATCTGACGCGTTAAAAGAATCAATATATCAGCAGACAAAACTAGGTATTGAAAAGGGGATGAATGTTGTTTACAAAGATGGCAAAACTTTTAGGTATAAAACATACATGGAAATGGCAGTGCGAACAAACATGGCAAACGAAGTTGCCGAAAAGCAACTTAAGTACGGGGCAAACGCTGGTATAGTATTTTACCTTTACAATTCTATGCAGGATTGTGCGAAAGACCACCAAGATTATCAAGGGCAATATTATTACGACGCTCGTTGGGAAAGTTTTGACATTAAGCAAGATGTTAAAGAAAAAATTGCAGAATATATCTCAAGCAAAAACATGATGTCAGTGCAAGAGGTTGAAGGACCACCGATATATCTTGGTACGCGCCCTAATTGTAGGCATAAAAAAATATCAGTGTCTATTGAGCAAGTGTTAGGGACCTCAGCGGACAAGTTGGAAAATGAACTCGGAATCTCATACGGTTATTTTAAAAAAGATAAATATATTGCGACATCTGAACATCACAAAAACGAACGGAACATTAGAGAATACCGAGACAGAATGAACCAATATAAAGAGCTTGCCAAACAAGATCCAACAAATCAAAACTACAAATTAGAAATCGTTAGAAACCGCAAATTGATTAAAAAATGGGAAGCAAAAGACTTAGATTTAAGAAAGCAAAACCAATGGTTGAAACGCGACAAGCGCAGAGAATATTCAAAAATATTAGTCAATGATATTGGCGCAAAATACAATGTTAAACTTTAGGTAATTATAGGCAACCGCCTAAATTATATAATTTGTGATGTAATTTAATCGCATCACGTATAAAAAATAAAGATTAAGCATACAAATCTTCGAGTTTGCAACCTCGTAAAAAATGTGTAAGGAGGAAAATATTGTATGAAGAGAGAAGATGCAAAAGCATTATTAATTAAGGCAGGGATCGAAGAACCAACAAAAGAGCAAATAAGTTTGTTATTAGATGCTGTTGGTGGCGAAATCACCGAGTTAAAAGAAAACCACAAAACTGAAATTGAGAAGTTAGAAGCAGAGAAAAAAACAATTATTGGAGAGCGCGACGAATTAAAATCTAAAATAATTGATGAAACCGTAGTAGAGCAGCTTAAAAAAGAAAACGAAACTTATAAGCAAAAAGAAAAAGAAAATCAATATTTAGAAAAACTTGACACTTTAAATATTGACAAAAAGTATCGCAAATTTGTTTTGAGCGAAGTTGAAAAGGGAGAAACAATCGAAGAGTTTGAAGCTAATGCTAAAAAATATGTAGAGGCAAATCCACATTTTACAACAGGCACAAAAGTCATTGATACTAACCCACAGTATAGACATGAAAAAGTTGTTGATGGAGCGGTAGACTTAACTGCAGCCGTAAGCGAGCATTATGCAAAAAAGTAAGATAGTAGAAACAAAACCAAAATACAAGTTGTCAATTATCATACCGCATTACAAAGAGCCTGATGCTGTTGTTGATTTAGCGCTTAGTTCAATTAAAATTCAAGCAGGGGTTGATTTTAGCAAGATACAAATTGTTATTGTCAATGATCACTCTGATGTTGAGTTAAGGCATTACAAAAACGTTAAATATTTAAGGCGACCAACAAACGGCGGTTGTGGCATGGCGCGTCAATATGGGATTGACCATACAAACAGTGAGTATTATATGTTTATGGATGCCGATGACGTATTGTTTAGCGCTACATCGTTATTTTATTTGTTTGAAGCGATGAAAGAAGAACCAGATATTATATTTGGCAATTTTATGGAGCAGTTGTCCGACAATTCGTTAGTTCCTCATGTTTTTCACAATACATGGTGTCACGGGAAAGTATATAAGCGCAGTTATATCAAGTCAATTGGCTTAAAGTTTGAAAGAGGAATAATGTTGAGCGAAGATGCTTGTTTTAATATCCAAGCTCTAAACAGAACAAAAAATATTTTTAGACTTGAAGAAAACATTATACTTTGGAAATTTAACCCCTCGTCTTTAACAAGAAAAGATGGAGGAACAAACAGACGAAACGCTTATTATTTTTTAGAGGGGCAATTTATAGCAACTAGAAATTTGAGGGATGTAGAAATATGCCCTGAACTAGTTGTCAACAATTGCGTGTATATGTATTTAACAATGCAGAGCCAGTTTTGGAAAGGCGATTTAGAATTAAAAAAACAAGTTGAAAAAAGAATAATTGAATATCGGAAAGAGTTTGAAGATATGTATATTAACATACAAGACACTCATTTTAATAAGATATTTAATTCAAGATTTATTGAACATTCAAAAGATGTCTATTGGAAACCAATAGAAACATATGATCAATTTTACGAAAGGATAGAAAAAGAAAATTATGTTAACATTAAGTGATGTAAAAAAAGGCAAAGCCGACAAAGTCGACCAAGCCATTATTGACCAATTTAGACGCTCAAGTATTTTATTTGACTTGATGCCATTCGACGACTGTGTAGCACCAGGGGGAACGGGTTCAACCTTAACTTATGGCTACATGAGAAAAACAACTGCATCACCAGCAGCACTACGTGATATTGGCAGTGATTACATAGCTGGAGAAGCAAAGAGAACACAATATACAACTAATCTAAAGATTATGGGTGGCAAGTTCGGTCTTGATAGAGCCCTGAACATTGCAAATCCTCAAGAAGTAGCATTCCAAGCCGAAGAGCAAGTAATCGCTGCAAAGAACTTATTTTTATACAATGTAGTTAATGGAAATGCTGACACCGCATTTGATGGGTTAAGCAAAGCGTTGAAAGGTACAGACACTGAGATTACGTCAGCAGCAGACTTATCAACAGTAAGTGCAACAACAGCATTAGTAATCATCGAGGAATTGAACACTGCTATTATGGCATGTAAGAGAAAACCATCAGTAATTTTGGCAAACTCAAAAGCAATTATTAAGTTGAAAACAGCAGCAGCAGCTCTTGGCTATTTGACTAGAAGCGAAGATAGTTTTGGTCGACAAGTAGAGGGATTTGATGGCATTCCATTTGTTGATGCTGGAAGATATTACAACGATGCATTAGGCAGAGACGTAGATATTATTGAAACTGGCGGAGATGGTAAGACAGATATTTATTTAATTTGTCTAGCACAAGATGCATTCCACGGCGTTTCTCCATCAGGAGGAAAAGTAATTAATTCAAAACTTCCTGATTTTACAAATTCAAGCGATGCAGTTGTTTACGGATTTGTTGAAATGATCGCTTCGGTTGCTTTAAAAGACACAAGAGGCGCAGCAGTAATCCGCAACGTCAAAGTACAAACTGCAACAGTAGCTACTACATTGAAAGTTACGGTTACAGGAAATGGTGCAGGAGCAGTCGTTACTGTTAACCCTGCATTACCAAAGATAGGTTACACATATTATACAGCAGTAAACGCATCAACAATTGCAGTGCCTAGTGCTGGAACAGCACTAGACGCTAATGTATATACAGCATTACCTGCCAATGGCGTTGTTAGTGTGACAGCAAACTACTATTGCAGAGTTGTAGAAGCAGATGCTGAACTATATCCTGTTAATACTGGTGAGGGAACAGCAAAATAAAAATAAATATTCAAATGTTATGGATGAGGTTTAAAAAACCTCATCCATTTTATAAAATAAAAGCAAGGAGTGAGAGCAATGTATATTACAAAAAAAGATTATTTTGATAAAAGAGGTATAGATTTAGAAATTGAATTAAAAGGAAGCGTTACAGACAACCCATCAAAACAAGTAGAAATATTTATCAGCCAAATCGAAGAATGGCTAATCAATTATTTAGCAAGTAAATATGACTTTAATGAAGATATGATTTTAGCGACAGTGCTACAAGAAAGAGCATTCAAAAAAGCAGTCATATATCAAATAGATTATATTCGCCGAAACGGAAATCTTTCAGTGGATAGCGAAAACACAAAGCAAGTGTTATCACCTGATGCTTACAATGTGTTATATAACGCGGGCTTTTGCAACATCCCAAGAGGTTACACATATGGGTATTGATATTAACAATTCAAGGAGAGACCACCCAGACCGCAATATTTGGTACAAAGCAAAATATGTTTCAAACAACAAGCTAGTTAAGGATGCTGTCCCTCAAGGTGTTTTTTATTCACGCGATGTCAAGGATTTTGGAACAATGCTATCAAATATAGGTAGCACACAAACAGTACTCAAAACAGGAGAAATAGAAACAAACGATAACGTTAGCGAAATGGAAGTAAACGACTTTGTATTATACGATGGTACATTGTACAGAGTTGATAATGTTGTCCACGGAGATTTAAACAAAAATAAGTTTATTAGTGCACGCCCTAGTTATACATCCATTATATCGTTGATTGGAAGATAAACACATGGAAGATAACTCATTTTATTATCTTTTATGGAGCAATTTAGTAGCGATGTGCCCTTATGACACTGGCAATATGCAAAGCAATATTAAATTATATGACTATGGCGATTTTTGGGAAATTGAAATAACCGCGCCAAACGAAAAATCTGGTGATTATGCAAAGGATGT